TATCTGCTGCTGCAAACTTGTACGCTGTTGCTCAAACTGTCGCTGATTACGGCGCTCAAATTGCCCCATGACATTCTGCCTAGCTCTGTCCATTTCTTGCTGAAATCCAGGCTCATACTTTTGCTGCATCTGGTAAGGGTCAAAGTTTTGAAACCGATCAACTACTCCTTGATATGCCTCACCAGCGCCCATAAAACCTTCTTCTGTTACAGATTCAGGCGTTGGCCCTGTAGGGACTTGAGTAGGTGGGGCTGGTGCTTTACGTCTTTGAGACATATCTTTTTTAGGGGCGCTTTTCTGCCCTTTTAATACATTGCCGTATTGATCTTTATAAGTGCCTGGGCCAGTTCTATTCCATTTACTAGCACCACGATTAGCATTTTTTTGTGCAGCTTGCTGTTGTGCAGGAGGCTGTTGTGTTCCTCTTGCAGGGGCTTTAGTTTTTTTAGGGTCTCTTGTAGTTGCGCCTCTTCTAGCCATAGTTATACCTGTCCACCCATATCGTAACGTATTTCAAATCCTAGTATTTGCATGGTTGAGTTTTTTAAGGAACCACCAAATCGTACCGCTGCACAATGGCCCTGCCCCTTAACTGCAAACCTATCAAATATGTATTCCAAATCAGCAGACCAAGGGCTTCCCCAAGGACTACCCCAAGGCGTAAATACACCACTAGGTGTAGCAACGGATGTAACCGTAGAAGCCCGTCTAAAGTCCACGTCTAGCCCCAGGTTAAGCGTAACACCCCGCTTGGTACGCATGATAGGGCGAATGTCTTTGAACGCCTTGTAATTGCCCCTAGAACCGTAAAAGCTAAATGCTGTGCGGCCACTGTAAGCTATCGCCTGGCTGGTAGTAGAAGTAACCGCATCAGCCTGGCCAGACTCACCCTCCCAGATTATGCCCGCTGAAGACCCATAATACGGGTGCCCATTAAACAACGTGGAAGCAAGTGCATGCTCATCACTATACAACTGAAACAATGTCCAGCCTTTAGTGTCTATACTGTAAACTAGAAACTTGCATCCAATACCGCTAGTAGGAATGCTAATATACACCCGCCTACCTTGAGGCCAAAAAAAACCTGACCATTGATGGTCAAAAGTTGTTTGTGATGCGTACTCTGATATTAGTGGGTTTACTTTTTGACTAACTACGTTTAGTGCTGCTTCTGGGTCAGACTGAAACAAGCCAGAAATAGGGACAATGCCCTGCTCTGTAATTATCCAAATGTCATTGTTTACTCTGATAAAAGCGCGATAACCAAGGGGCTTGCCTATGTAGTATCTGGCAACTAAACCCCAAGTTGTAGGGTCACCAGCATAAGTACCGCTATAAAAAACAATCTCGCCCTCAGAACTACAAGCCCAGAAGTAGTCTTGAGCTGCTACATTGGCGCTATTGCTATAACTGCCAATACCAACAAGGTAGCCACCCCTAGTAAAGACGTACTGAAAATCAAAAGCAGTGAGAGCAGGAGTGCCACCTGTACCAGTAACTTGCAAGCCGCCATACCATACCTTTGCAGTATTAGCCTCTACAAAATACAGGCGCTCTTTGTAAGCAGTAACATTAATAAGAGTGCTTTTTGTAACACCAGTAAACGTAATATCGGTACAGTTGCCAGTGCCTGTATAAACTTGAGCGTTATTTAGACCGTTACACAGGTAAATGTTGTTGGCGTATGTTATCCACTGCCAATCGCCGCTAGTAGGTGTTGTAGTCCCTGTTTTATCACTAACCACACCAGCGGTAGTCATTGAATAAATCTTAGTAGCGTTACACGCTATAAGTTGGCTAGTGCCATCTTTAAGATGTAACGGTGCAAGTAGCTTAATTGGGTTAGATGTCCCAACATTTGCTATTTGCTGATAGCCAAGTCTAACAGTAGGAGCGCCAGCCCCAGGAAACACGTTTACCAATTCCAGCGCAAAAGCTGGATCCATGTTGTCTATTGGACTTACTAAGTCCAACCCGCCATAAGGCGGTGACATTGTAAAGCCCTGAAAGGCCATTGATTATCCTACTTCATCGGTTGTCCCCAAAAATTCCTGCGATCATAAAATCCTGCGGGAATGTTTGAGTTCTGCTGTTGTGACTGTTGACCTGCTGGCGCAGCTGGTTGATAGGCTCTTTCCATTGCCTGGTTATATTGATTCATCGCTTGCTCACGAGTACCGTATACTCCTGGGCTTAAACGATAACGGCCACCTTGATTAGCTGATGGTTGCGGCATTTGCGGCATATTTGAAAGTTCTGGCGTTGGATACCTATACATCTTATCTGGCGGCAGTGCCTCGCCTGTAGTGTTAGTTGGGAATATAATTTGCTCTAATCTATTAACATCGTTAAGGTTAAATGGCCTTCTATCGGGGTATGTAACCATAGGAGATGGGCCACCTACCAAAGAGGTTGCTCCTGGCTGCCATGGCGCGCTACCACCAGCAGGAGGTTGTGGTTGTGGTTGTGGTTGCGGTTGTCGTTGGATAGCCTTACCGCCAGCTCCAACTAATCCACCTTCTGCGCCTCTATACACTCCTGGCGACAGTCGCTCCATTGGCTTTTCGCGTGGAGGTCGTGCTGTTACTGGAGGGCTAATTTCTGGGCGTCCTTCTGCGGCAGCTTGCTTTTCTTGTTTTGCAGCTTTTCTAGCCTCACCACGAAGCACAGGATTTTTTGTCATTGCGCCACGCCTTGCCATATTATAGCTCCTTATCTTTTTTGTTATCTTTCTTTTTTGTGTTGTTGTAATTAACTTTCAAAGCTTGTCTAACGCTAGTCGCTGGCTTTACAACGCCCTTATCATTCATGTACATGCCAGGGCTAACGCGCACTACTTCGCCTTTTGGAGGTCTTTGTATTGGAGCTGGTGGCGTTTGTACGTTTACTCCCGCTTGCTGTGCAAATGTTGATTTGCCCAAAACAGTTTCTATATTTTTAAGAACATCTGCTTCAGTTTGTGCGTTGCTAGTTACGGCATTAACTAACATGCCTGTAAAGTGTCCAGGGTAAAACTTCTTCTTTGGATCATCTGCGCCGTAGATGTTGCGAATCATTGGCTCAATTTGATCTGTTGCAAACTTAGCTATTGGATTTGACCAATCAACATCCCAAGTGTTGCGAGTAGTTTTTCCATCAATGTTTTCGCCAACATTTTGCAGTTTAGTTTTGCCACCAAGTCCAATGTTGTACTTAGAACCGTCAGCTAGCGTAACCATGTAATCTTTATCGGCAACGCCAGTTTCTTTTAGCGTCCCTCTAAAATCATCTCTTATGCGCTCAGGTAATGACTTGCCTGATTTCATCATTGCGCCAATAGAGCGCTTACCAAGCAAACGAAGACCAATGTTTGCAACAGCCCCAACTCCGGTCATATTAGCTAATTGATTTGTCCAATCAGCTCTATCTCCACGACCACGCACAATATCTTTCATGCCTGTTTCCCAAGCATTATTGATAATTGCTGCTCCTGCTGCGACTGGTAAAGCTACTGAACCAATAGATCCAAGAGTAGATCCTCCTGTTGTTGCTCCTGTGGTTGTTGCTCCTGCGCCAGTAGCACCAGCGCCTGTAGCAGCGCCAGTACCAGCGCCAACAGCTTTAACTCCTACTATTTTTGGAACAGCTAATGCAGTAGATGTTTTTGCGCCTCCAAGTGCGCCTAATTGATTAGCAAGATATCCTGTACCTACAGCACCTAAAACAGCACCTCCGGTTTGTGCTAACCCTGCTTGTTGTTTGGCAGCGGCCTCTTCTTCAGCAATTTGCTCTGGCGTTTTAGGAGCACCAAATATAGCTGTGGTTTGGTCGTAAGCTGCACGATGAGGAAAACCATTACTGGTAAGCCAAGCATAGTACGCTTGTGGATTGCTTCTAGCAAATGCTGGAGCTTCAGGAAGAAACTTGTTTTGATCTATTGCCATTATATCCAAGTCCCAAACACAGCTACACCGTTACGAGCAAACAAGTTGCCCCTTACTTGACCTCCAGCAAAGATAATTTTGCCGTTCTGGTCACGACTAAATTCTTCATTAAGAGCAACATCAAACCTTGGGCGAATGCTATCTAACCCATGAATTTCAGCAAACCGTTCTAGTATTCCCTGCTCTAATAGCTTTTCTTGAAAAATGCTTGTATCAGTATCAGCAAGGAATTGATTGTAAGGGCCGCTGTAATAATCCCAAGTTACGCCCCCGTCCGACGCCGAACCGCTAGTATGCGTTGGAGGCGTCGCACCCGTCGTTCCACCCGCTGTAGTCGTGTAGTAATTCCCGTTATAGAAACAGTACGAGTTTGCGGCAAATGATGTTGAGGTTGCCCACGTTTTAGGTCTGACAGAGCGGTCAGCAATATATTCAAAAATAATGATATTGCCACTATAAGAAGTGCCAGGAGTCGGAGAGATAAGAAGTTCGCTATTAGTAATACCCCTGATTTGAAAGCGTTGATATACTGTAGTATTAAGCCCAAACCCCCTAATTTCTGCATATTCCTGCTCCGTCATTGGCCCCAACACCCTCCAGCGAGTTGAGCTATTCCAGAACGTCTCGTAATGATAATACGAAAATGCAGCAGGTAATTGATAAGTAGCCTGACCATTGACCAAAGTAATTGCGCCAGAAGCGTAACATTTCGGCCAAGGGTAGGCTTCAAAGATGTCTCGATTGATACGGTTAGCAATGGCTAAAAGCTGCTTGGTTGTAGTCTCTGTAGAAGTCAGAATGTTTGACTCAACAGTGTACCCAGCTTCATCAGCAACATTTTGTATAACCGTAGCTATGCTCATGCTTTCTTAGGACGCCCCCTCCGCTTTATCGGCTCATCAAGCTCTTCATCGCCATCAAAGCCTTCTTCCATAGCTTCTTCTACAAATGCTTTTCTTTGAGGTCTGAGGTCAATCCCCTCATTGGCTTCAACGCGCTGCATAAACAACTCTAGCTTGTGCTCTAGTGCTGCTGCTCTAGCTTCAGCCTTTTCAAGCTGCTGCTTCATTTTAGCCACGTCATTTTGCGTACTATTTGCTGCCTCTAACCAATCTTTGGCTAGTTTTACAAACTTAGACAATGGCCCAAGTTTGCGTTTTACATCATCAGTAGCAGCAGCTAGTTGCTCAACAGTTTTAAAGCCAAGATATTGCAACTCGCGCATTGCAGACCCTGACATCATAGGCCATTCAGCAAGCGGGGTACCCTCTAGAACCGGCTCAGAGCCAGCCTTAAAACGAGCATATAGCTCTGGATACTCCTGCATATCCTGCGGTTCAATACGTCTAACCGTCTCGTCTTGCCCAGGCCACTGAATGCTAATGGAAGGTATCTCATCAAATATAGGGCGGCCCTCTTTTGCCGTCTTTTC